GAGAGTTTGCGCTTTTGCTTGCGAACAATCTCCTTATCCTTATCATTACCACTGTTCCACAGGGTACGGTTGTACTCAGACACAGGATCTTTCTGACCAATAGTAGTCAGAGAGTTCTCAATGTACCAACCACCAGGACCTTGGAATCCGTGAGAATACATCTTCACCCAGGGAAGATCTTCTCCATCGGGAGCGGGGAGGAATCGAATAACGGCATAACCGTTGCCCGTTTTATCCATTTCGGGCTTCCAAAGACGATCATCACCGCCGCTGGAATTGCTATTCATCTTCTCAACTTCTTTGACCAACTTCTGAGTCAAAGAACCAAGAGAGGATTGCTTCTTAAGATTTGCGAAAGACATTGGATTACCTCGGATTTGTTTGTATTCGGCTTGTGTGTACCCGATAGGGCACTTGCGGCGAGTACGGACCTATAATAGTGCAAGTGCCCTTAGTTGTCAAACTTCTTTTTCTTCGACCTGCTCCTTCATGTGACCAACCAGTTTCTCCATGTTACTGAAGATCACATTCATGTCAACGTTCTCTGGCATACCCAGCATAGCAGCAGATTTTACGATATTTGCCTTCATTTTCTGTGCCTCAGGATCGTCAGACAGAGACAATCTAGCATAGAGGACTTTTTGCTTGTCAATCAGTTGTGACAAGAGGTCAACGTGTGCCAATTTATCATCTTTATTCATCTGATAAAAACTGAACATGTTTTTATACAGTTTTTCTTGGAGATCGTTAATATGGACAATTTCTGCCCGCACAACATCTGAGTCAAAAAATGTCATAAAACGCACTCCTTTAAAATTTTCCTGAATTTAAAGATATCAATATTTAGGAAGGAATCATACTTCTTAATATTTTTGGAAACTTGCTCCCAAATAGGATCCTGCAGTTTTTTGTCAAAATCCTTACTGAACTGAAAAATACGATTATATATTACTAACGTCTCGATGCAAATATCACCACTTAGATGTTTTTTGAGAAGGGGTGGGTGACCCGACTTACAATCAAAAACATCCTCAACATCATATTCACTAAACAAGTCAGTAGACTCATTTTTAAAAATATAACTTAAAGACTCATTCCGCTTCTTCCACGAATTATACGTTGATTCCCCTTCACGGATAAGTTGCCCAATCCACATAGCACTAGCATCCGTAGATTCAACAAAATTAGATACAAAAAAGTTAACGACTTCTTGATCGTTCTTTTGGCGACTCATCTTCTCAAACCAATAACGATCCTTCCTCTTATAGAAGGACTGTAGAGAGGCACGAGTTTTACCGTTATATCTGTGGTAGTCGTATTTATCTTTTGTGAAGTGATTCTTCAATCCCAGATAAGTTTTATACACGTCAAAGGGAGTCATTTTAACAAAAAGGGTTTTCACGAAATTTTCCCCGCGATAAATTTTCCGACTTTTTCTGAATTAAAAGATCAATTTTGCTCTGGAGGTCCTCTTGAGGAAGTTCAACTCCATTGCATCATACTTAATCTTCTCCTTCAAAGGTTTAGAGATTAGTTTAGGGACTGACTCTAGATCAATGCTATTACACTCACAAAAGTAAATGATAGCATCAATATAATTCATATCCACATTGTCTCTCACTAAGTATTCAATCTCTTGAGCAAACTTAGTGGGACAAAAAAACTTTTTCTCCAGTACCTTTTCAAATTCGTCTTCATTTTTACTGGGCATAGGTCTCCAGTTTGTAGTTAAGAAATTCTCTAATGTACTCTTGGAGTAGCTTAATGTATTTGGTTTTGTCGCGCTCTTCATAAACAACACATTCTCCATTTTCACATGCCATAATAATGACAAGTTTTTTTACTGATATACCAGTGAGCTCATAGAGCATACACCCATACGCCATACACTGAACAAAATAATGTTCAATCCACTCTACTGGTTTTGGTTTTTTTGAGGTCTTAAAGTCAATAATTGCCAATTCGCCATCGAATTCGGCAATACAATCTACGGTTCCAGCTACACCAAGAACCTTACTATATAGAGAACTTTCTAAAGCATGAATATTGTCAATCTTGTTTAATTCTGGTTTAGCAATCTTAAAAAGATAGTCTGATAGTGGTTGAACTTCAGGTAGACCTTCATTTTTTAGATAACACTCAGTAAGAGTGTGCATGTCTGTACCACGACTAGTTGCTTGTCTAGTAATTCGATCCGCAGTCTCTTCGCCTACCTTCTTACGCCACTTAGCAAAGAAGGCACGGTTCTTGTGACTAGTGACAGAAGTAATGGATACTAGTTTCAGTAACTCATCGGCATCTGGCACTTGATAATAACGGACTCCATCAATAGTCTCCCTGCTAAGGGCAGGGAGATCCAGATCAACATGATTAAACATCAATAACCTAATTCGTGTTTTGCAAAAAGATATTCCTTACAGAGACCAGAACGAACAATATCATCAAGACCAAACTCAATGATGTCAAACGATGGCATTACCCTAAGAATCTTCATGAAGTCGATGATACCATTTCTCTCATTGGTTTTTTGCAAGTCAGTCTGAGTTGCATCACCACAGAAACAAATCTTAGTGTTATCACCTGCCCTTGTAATTATACTATCAAGTTCATGAAAATTCAAGTTTTGGAATTCATCAACGATAATAATTGCTTTATCAAGTGTAGTCCCTCTGAGGAATGAAGTAGACCAGAAGCTTACAGTACCCTGAGTCTTCAAGTTACCATAGAGCATCTCAAAATCAGCATCAGTTGCCATCTGGAACATGTACTTAACCATGTTCTTATAAGGGATCTGATAGATGTCCGCCTTATCCTCATGAGTTCCAGGCAGGAATCCAATCTCTCTAGTTGCTACCAGAGAGCGGACAATGTAGATCTTCTCGTATGGTGTGTGCTCATCAAGAACATCTCTAAGAGCATTATAAAATGTAATGAAAGTCTTACCTGTTCCTGCTGCGCCATAAGCGACGATGTTTTTATCATCGTCAAAAGAATCATACAGTTTTGATTGATTGTCTGTAAGGGGATCAATCTCCAAAAGGAATTCGGAGTTGATTGGTTTACGCCTCTTCATTTGTTTGGCGGTCATGCCAACACCGATTGGTTGTAGGTCAGACTTTCTCTTTCTTGCCATACGGATAAATCTTGGGTAGGTTGACTTGTATTTAGTACATGGTGCCACAAATACATCGCAGCACCAGCAGCTGTTCCCCCATCATGTGCAATAGGGTCGATGTAAAAGTTTATGTGAGGGAATTCTTTGGCGTACTCATAGTTATTAACACAGTTTAAAAAATATCCACCAGAGAGCACTACGTTTTTCGTTTCGACTTTCTTAAGAAGGGATCGAATAAGACGAATTGTGTGCTTCCTAGTTTCATTCTGTGCTTTTTTAGTTAAGTTTGCAATGAGATCAAAATTAAATTCTGGGTTGTAATACTCCGCAGGATCTAATATTGGATCATCATAACATCGCCTATAACTATTTAATATAGTTTGATTGTCTGTAATCCAAGTATCTGTACTTTCATCATAAACAAACCACTCTTTAGTACATGCCTTGTCGGCATCACCATAAGGTGAGATTCCCATCAACTTACCAGCACTATTAATACCAGTAATCTGCATGATGCTATTGAATATCCATCCACAACTAGCAGTTGGAGATAAGACATACTTATCATTTACAAGAACTGGTTTAGACTTAGTTTTAAAACAGTCCCCTTGTGGTGTGTAAACCTGCTTCACGAGTTCTACTTGACCTTCAGAGAACTTATACATGGATTCAGATTCTCTAAGGGTAATATAATCATTAAAATAATGACCACCACCATCTAAAACAAGTGCTGCCGCTTCATCAAAACCCGATGCATAAAATGCATTGCAAGCATGATATAGATGATGCTCCCAGTAATAATGAGCATCTCCAAATGTAATACCATATCTACTAAGATTAGTTTTTACGTCCTGGATGATGTCCTCATCTGGATAATCATAGATATGAATTCCATTGATCTTCCCATAAGAAGAGAATGTAATGTGATCTAAGTGACGTGTATATCTAACGATGTCCATAAGACACCTCATCATACTACCACGCAACCACTCCTCTTCTTTGATGCCATTATAGCGATCGTCTTCCATGTAGTAGATCAACTCACCGTCCTCAACCAATGCGATTGATGGGTGATGAGAGATGTTAACTCCAAGAATAAACATAATTAAAGCTTCTTAACTGTAGATCCAGGTGCCTTAGATGCTTTGTCAAGAACTTCATTCCATTCTGGTCTCTGTTTGATCAGTCGGGACTGCCAATCACTAACCTCAACACCCAAACCTGGAGAATTCTCAGCGGTAAAGTAACGCTCCCAATCTGGGTTATCAATCTTCCACTGATCCCAATCGTGAATACTCATCTTCACTTCTTTGGTTTCACCAGTCTCCTTATGCCTAACAGGATATGTTGCCATTACTTCCACTCCAATGCTTCTGAGATGATTGGGAACTGCTCAATGAAGATAGCACGAATGTCTTCAGCAAGTTCCATGTGTTCCTTCTGTGTGCCGTTTGCAGTACGCAGATCCAGGTAATGCGCCCATGAGCGAACATTACCGCTCATGTAGAGTCTTGTTTGTGTGTTTTGTGGAAGCACAAAACGAGCACACTCCTTTGCCACACCTTTGTCAAGCAGTGCATTATAAACTTCAAGACTTTGCTTGAAGTGTTCTGCAATCATCGCCTCCATGTATGCTTTATCGCGTGGATTGATATCATCAATAGAGTTTTGACGATTCTTTGTATCCTGACGACGAAGATCTGGAATAGGAATTTCTAATTGAAGTTCCTTACTATCAGCATAGCGTTGTGAAAACTGCTGATATGTGAACGAACGATGCCGAAGCACTTGAGTTGCCACTGCAAGTGAGGTATTTAGTTCAACCGTCATGAATGCGTGCTCAAAGATGCTCCAGTGACGATGCTTAATGCAATACTTCAGGAGTCCAGCAAAACTATCGTTGTCCTGGTTCTTTGGGTTTGAAACACGGGCACAGTATGCAATCTGCTTCTCCGCATCAGGGGTAACACTGATAAGTTTTGCGCTCATTTAGACCTCCAAATAATCATTAAAAATTTCTAGTGCAGTATTCCAGTGAATAAATTGTCCTCTTGGATTCTGTGGGACAAGACAGAGAGTCCATCGTCCGCGATCTGTAGGATTGTTAGTCCCATGAAGCATACCGATGTTTACTAGACTTGGTTTGTTTGTGTTTGCCTCGTATAAGAAGTCGCAATCCTCTTCCTTTGCCCATAGATTGTCATGGAATTCCGAAGTTGCATTGCCATAACCAAGCATCTTTTTTCTAAAAGTCTTATCAGACTTCCACCATTGTATCACGCCTTCCTCAGGACCCCAAGTGATATTGATCTTTGCATGATGGGTATATCCCCCATGATCTGTATGAATAGGAATCTTTGAATATGGTGGAGTATAAAAAACTTCCTTCAATGCCAGGATAAGTCCAAGATCATTGAACCATTCTTCTACTGGATAGAATGGGTAATCATTGATATAAAAGTGCTTAATCTGTTTCCCTTCCTCTTTGAACATGTCAAGAGGACCTATGGTAAAGGGAAGGTTAAGGTATCTATGATACCAATTAGTCGCAGTACCCATCATCATCGTTATAAATTTCATCATAGTCCCCATCTATTGGGAGAGAGGAAAATCCTTCTGTATATGAATCAACATCAGAATAAACTTCAGACTCAATCTCTTCTAATAGTCCCCTCAATCTACCCAAGAGTATCTTTAGCTTCTCTCTTTCCATCTGCAATTTAGATACACTTAAACATTATAGTACAAAAAAAGAAGGGTCGCAACCCCCCTTAATTTACTTGATCTTCCAGCTTGGTGTGCCCATGGATTTTAAATCAACCCATTTGGCATAATGTACACCACGATAAGTTAAGAACGCAAAAGTTCTATCTGGATCGTGCTTCTTAGGATCAAATACTGGAAGGTCATAAAAAAATCTGACCTTCAGCATTCTTATCTCCTCAATCTATTTTATTGAGGAGCAGTAGTTCACCATACAATAGGAGAATAAATGCTGCGCTAAAAAGGGAACCGAATCCCGCAACTTTTAATGCAAGCATATCTTCCTCACTTGATGTAGGTGTGACCACGGTAGCAGAATGCTCCGTGAACTTCATCACGCTCTTCGCAGCGACGATCAAAAATCACTCCGCGATAAGCGGTGTGAGAGATCTGTGCATCATGCAGGCGAGCCTGCTTTTCGATTTGCTTTTTGATGAGGTTAAGTGTGTTCATTTGTCGTTACCTGAAATACTAGGGTGAATTTAATCTCCCGTTCCTTCAGTCGTTTGCGTCCCAGTAGAATTCACATTCAGGTACAGATTCCTTTACAGTCTCTACCAATTCTACCACCACTTGTGGAGGTAGTTCTGATCTATTTTTTGTGATCCTGAACAATAATGCATCAGCATCAGTACAAGTTATACTTGAATATAAAAGTAATTCTAGCATGGGATGAACGCTCCGTTCCGCGACTTACTTGCGTCTTATATCTCGACCGCACACTCATAAGGTGTATGACGTAAGAACTTTCTCTTCATGCTCTCACGAATACCTACATTTTCAGGACGAGAATAATACTCATCTTTATATAGATTCGTGATTGCTTCTTGAGATTGCTCGCAGGTCATCATCCAGTCGTAGGCACCACTGACAAGATAGTCACTGGTAACCTCTTGTGTACTGAATGCCATGAGCAGCATTAGAAGAGGCATAAGATGAACGTACTGTCATTATACACTGACGTTACTATGTATGCAACTTATTCGGTATAACGCTATACCGTTTTTAATATTACTCAATAATATCAAAGAAAAATACCTGGGTTAAACGCCCCGTAGAGACATCAGAACCAAATCCAGGTTTAATACTTCTGTGAAGTAGATCGCCACGATACAAAACTAAACGATTATAAACATTACCGATCATGGTGATTAGATCACCCTCTTTGGTAAAAATTCCTGTTCCTGAATTTACAGGAGCATTTGGTGTCAAATACAAAACACCCGCCCATTGAGATGTATCAGTATGAATCCAAGTCTTAGCATCTTTCAAACACAATTGAAATCTAAAACTATCCATTGTATAGTCAAGAGTCTTTGCCCTTAACATGGGAGCAATCTTCATCGTCACCATGTCTTGATACTCTTCGTCTGCCCTATCACTACGAAGTCCTGGAAAATAACCTTCAGTATTAAAATCCAGTTTTAAAACAGATTCTCTTACTATATCAGGATGCTCTAAAAATTCATCTATAATGATAGTATCAACTCTCACAAGAACATTCCCTGCTCACTCATGTATTTAAGAGTCTCCTTCAAAGTACCACGATGATTCAATCCAATGGCAACTTGAGGGTACTCTGCTTCACTACCAAACTCAGCACGGAACTGTCTATCACTAAAGTCAACACCAAGCATAAATTCTCTTACGTCCTGACCACAAGCCTCAAGAACCATCTTTGCTCTTTCTGATTCTTGGCTACCGTTACCATAAACTAATGCTTGCATTTTAATCTTCGCAACTACCATTTGTTTTGTTTTATCACACCAAATGTAAGGTGTTTCAGATCCGTCTTTATGAATGACGCTATACCTAGTCACGCTGTCTCCAGTCGTCAGGTTTATCTTGCTTGAACCAATCTACAATTTCATCTGCAGATTCAAACCCCGTTTTATAATTAGATGGGTCGGGGTCTCCTAGTCCCATCTTATTCATAAAATCATCCATGCTACCCTCTTGAATATCATTGGCAGCTTGACGACGTGCTTTGTTTAGCCATTCTCTTGCTGTTGTGTAAGACTTGGATAGTTTCTCTGCCCAAATCATATCACTTAGTTCCACTTCTTCCTTATTAGAGATCTTTCTGCAGATGCCTTCTAAGCGAAGACGATACTGAGTTGATAGCATGGTGATCTATACCTTTAATTTTATTTATTGAGACCTGCAATAACAGCGCCTAACTTCTCGGCACGACCGAGATAATAGTCTCTCTGCTCTTCCAGAGCACAGTTAATATCATCAACAATGACTTCAACGTCAACGTCATCATTGAAGTAAGTCTGAATTGCTTCAGTCAAGTATCGTTTCCTATTCCACTCAGGAGAATAGGGTCTATAGTTTGACATAATAAAACGTATTCATATTAATAGTTTAATAGAGTCCTGACAATTTGTCAACTAGTGTTCTTTATATTTGTCAGGATTCTTCTTCACATCATATATGAAATAACCAAAGGGAACCAAAAGTAAGGTTCCCAGAATTGATCCAACTAAAGCAGGATCAAGCATTGTTATCAATTTGTGAATCATTGTCCTCTCCGTATTCCTTTAAGAGATTATTGACAAGTGTTTCACTCCCATCTAGATTTTTGATCTCATAGAGAGGAGACTTCATGTACTTTTTGATCTTTTTATATTCTTTGATTAATTTTTCTACTTCTTCTTTTTGAACGAAGACTTTTGCTTTACCATCTTCTGCACCAAATCCATTAGACATTATTTCTTACCTTTAGGTGGATTATATAACTTTGGATTTGCTGTACCAGAGGATTGTTTAAACTCAATAAGATCATGTCTATACATGTCCCAGTAATGATCAAAGATATCTACTTTTTTGCCAGCCATAACCAAATCATAACACTTACGACCACTCTTTACATAAGTTACAAAGTAAGCAGTGCAAGGCAATGACTTATCATCAACTGACTCTGGATCACAATCCTCATGAAGTATTCTGATTTTATTACTCAACTACGACCTCCCCACTGGATATCTGAATATGCCTCAGCGATGACAGACTTAGTAATTTTATACCTAGTCTGCAACTTCTTGTCCTTAACCAAAACCATGATCTCGGCTTCCCTAGGATGAAGTCCTTCAAGCATTTGAATGAACATCGTCTCTCTACGGAGACTGGTAAGGGATGGGTTGCCTCCTTGCAAATAATTGTAGAAGTTCTGCCATTCCTTACGAATAGAA